CTTAGCAACTTCGGCGCTTTCTCGATACTGTGGTTGATGGATTGGACGTACTCTATGAGTACCTTCGCAGTACCAGCTGAACTGACATACCACTCGTGAATATATAATATTCTTTTGATACACTACTGCACAAACGTCAGCCGGGAATCGACCACTGGCTGCACGATTCATGGTCACTTGAGCCACGGCCACTTTTCCTTCAAAAGGTTCGCTAGCAGCTTCCCAGTAGATGTTCTGGGTCAGGCAACGAAGTTGACGCTCGCGGTCGTCGGCTGTTACAAATTTTATTGCATTCATCTGAGCACGTTCAGCTTTCAGATCTTCAAACTTTGCTTTGGTAACAGTGACTAGACCTAAGGTAGCCAACCACATTCCAAAAACGATAGTCAAGAATTTGACTATACTGGGCAAATGTTGTTTCATAGTTTCTTCCTCCTTATTCAGGTTGTAGTTTTATATAACCATATGCTTTCCGAGAAAACTACTACTATAACCCATTAACTGGATACATTATAGCGTATTTTTTAGGAAAAAACAAGTTATATTGGGTTAAAAACTCAATATATTTTAGTCATCATCCTGAAATGACATCCGGACTTCCGGCAGCGCAGGCGTCGCCATCATCGATTGAATCACCAATTCTTGCCACGGCCAAACCGTTGGCAAACACCGTTGAGCTACCGCCACTTTGACTACCACCATGAGTGTCTGGCGGTCCTGGATCAGTGTGATCCGGCCAGGCGTCGGTGACTCTGACTACGCCTTGGCCATTGATAATAACATCCGAACTTCCGTTTGGTGTATTTGGTCGAGGCACATAACCACCGTGTCCGGTGCTGGCATCTAGATTGGTTCTAGTAACAGGTGGCATGTTTAATATTTTCCTTGAGCAACATACTGTATCAGGTAATCTTTACCTATTGTGTAATTATTATTTATAACCTGGGTAACTGGGCCAAGCTCGTCTCCGTTTACTAGCACAGAATAACTTGCAGTCAAGGTACTGGGACCAACGGACAGGTACTCGCTGACAAAATTATAACCTGATTCAATGTCGGTAAATTTTGCTACAGTTTTTACCTGCTTGTCACCGTCTTCGTAGGTGATAGCTTTTGTAAAATTGTCGTTGTACCTTCCGGAAAATGTTATTGTGACATTACCAGTAACAAATTCAGGACTGCCAACAGTAACTACCACATTGCCCGCGGTGTTTGCACCCTTGGTTACTACCACACTAGAAATCAATGGATCTAGAGGTACTAACAATCGCCCAACTGTGATAGTCTGAGCAATCTCTGTATTTTCCTCAATTGCAGGTAGTGTAGTAGAACTTAGCGAGATTGCCATTAGGTAATGATACTTCCTCTAGTGATGGGTTCAATTCCGGTTGTGGTTTTGATATAGTGTTTTTGCATAGCATCAATACTAGGGGCATGCATGATAACATGTTGCTTGCTCAAAGTCACAGTACGGTCAGCATCAACAGTAAAAAGACTTTGAATCAATCCCATACCTTGCGGGCTAGGCATCACTGTGCAGGGACGCTCAATTGTGAATCCGGTATCTGTTTCTTCTGCGATTCTAGCAACAATTTCGTCACCAGTAACCAATTTAAAACTCACGATATCGCCTTGTTGATAACCTTTTGATACTAACATTTAGTTTTTTACCTTTTCAAAAAATTCAGCTGGTTGTCGATTTAGTCCGTCAAATCCTCCAGGGATCAATTCGTACCCGTGAAAAATTTGCGGAACGCTACGAAGGCCTTTGTCTACTAGTAATTGTCTAGCCTCGGGCTCGTATTCGATGTTGACTTCCGTATAACTAACACCTTTGCTTTCAAGCAGTTGCTTGGCCCTGACGCAAAAAGGGCAATTGTTTTTAGAATAGATTGTAAGCATGATTGTATTATATTTTATGTTTTGTATTTAATCAAGTTTGTGTTGCTCGGGTATTTTGTCCAAAATCATTTGGTGCATTTGATTTTTAATTTTCTTTCTGTATGCATATAAATGATTATGATTGTGTTCTCTTATCTGTTGGGTAGCAGACATCACTAATATTGGGTCAAGGCTTGCCAAATATTCAACTTGATCAAATGCGCGGCGAAATCGTTCTACGGTATCATCACAGTTGTCGTAGCTTTCGTCAATTATTGAGTCAAATGTTTGGAATCCCAGCTCACGTAAAAATTTCAATGTGTGCATGGGTGCAAACATAACAAACAATCGTTTGGCTAAAAATAACTTAGTTGTTTTTTCTGTTATAAAATATGGACCCGGGCGATCTCGAGTATTTGGTGCCGGATTAGAATACAACGTTTCACAGCACACGCTGTACCACGTCTGACGATAAATGTCCCAGGGTGTTATTTCACTGATTTCTCTTTTGAGTTCTTTGGCCACTTCCCAGTTGGGATTCATGTTGGGAGACACATAGGGCCACAATAACGAATCTCCAACCAGACGATGGGCAGCTTGGCCCAATGAAGTATTAAAACCTGGATCGCTGTCAGATATCCAACGGTCGCCAGGACCATGAAACACATCTCTATAGGTCACAATTGATTGATCAAGTAGCGGCGTGTTTGTTTGAAATCTGGCCATAACATAAGATCTGTGTGCTTTTCTTGCGCCCAGCAATGCATCAAATTTGAATGGTTTATACTCAGTATTGGTGTCTTGAAACTTGTTTAGCCGCATGTGTTGAAACATCCACCAAGGCCTATATATAAAGTTAGGATCAGTTAATGCATCTTTAACGCCACCCAGAGCAGCAACATAATTTTTTATTCCAGTACGACGAATGCAATAGTTTAACAACATGTCGTAATCGGTATATTCGATGTCTGACAGTATTACTAGATCAAACTGAGACCAATCAATGTCGCACAGTTGTTGATTGTATGCATAGACGCCGGGCTGATTAAACATAGCAGGAACCGCGGCAACACGAAAAGGTTGCGCCAACACTTCCTCTAGGTTATCTGTGGTTTGAAATTTGGGGTAGTCTTCGCCTTGCCAATCAGGAACAACGTCAATTGCGCCGCGAGGTGGTAACAGCGTATATATTTTATACTTGAATTGTTTCATAATTGTGAAGCAATAGCATTATAAATTTTATCAAAGTCGACTACTGTATTTGTTGTAAACTCAAATTGAATACTATCTTCCAAGCGTGTACAAGCATCAACATAGCAGTTATACTCTTGAGAGTTTAAATTTTCAATATCGGCTAGCTTACGCACTTCAAAACGTTTTTGCTCTGTGGTATTGATGCTGCGTTGAGTCATTACATAGTTTGCCAGATACTCGTACTCACTAAACCAAATTAAATTAGTTCCGCTTTCTCTTTGACAGTTATCTATTATAGCATCTAGGAAATGGCGATCGTGTCTGGCTTCTAATAGAGATCGCATCGTGTGCCAATCTTGTTTAAGAAACGGCATAAATTCACTGACAAAACAATCTTTTGTTTGTCTTTTGATGCCTAATCCCTTCTCAATTGCCCAGTAATAGCCGTTACTGTGTGTAACGTTGGGCAACACAAAAAAATTAGGTACAAGGCCGTCAAAACAACGGTACGGCTGTATAGCAAAAGTATCAGGGTCTTGTATTAGTATTGTTTCGTAGTCGAAGTAATCAAGGCTTGCAATCTTTAATGCCTGCTGCCTCAACCAAGTGCCTCTATAATCACCCGGCTGATCCCAGTTAAGTATTTCTGGGTAAGCGTCAATAAGTTCTTGATCATTGACATATTGAAACCTATTAGGGTCTAACCCGTATTTGCTTAGTGTACCCTTATAGTGTTTTTCAGCTATGTTGGTAACAATATAGGTAACATCAATGCCTTCTAGAAAATGATCAAATTGGAAGGCCATAAGAGCGTGGCCCATTCGATACCCGCCAACAAATACTGCTCTAGCCGTCAAAGACTAAATCCCTTGAACGTGTTGGAATCCACGTCCTGTTTGGTTCCGCCGATCACATAACTTGAGATTTCTGTTTCTTGTGGTGCCACTTGAACTTCTGCACCTGCGATCCATTTGGCTGTCCATGGTAGTGGATTTGATCCTGTCTTGATTCCGCATTGTAAACCTACTGCGGTCATACGTTTACAGGTCAACCAATCCACATACTGGCTCAACAACTGCTCATTGAGACCAATCATGCTGCCATCCCGGAACAGGTAATGTGCCCAGGCTTTTTCTTGTGCTGCTGCTGATAAAAACATTGCTTCACATTCGGCACGAGTTTCTTCTTTGATACGAATGTAATCTGGATCATCCTGGGGTAGCAATTTTAAAAGGGTTTGCGTGGACCCTAAATGTACATTTTCGTCTCGTGCAATCAGTTTGATGATCTTGGCATTGCCTTCCATCTTCTTTAGTTCTGCAAATGCCCACGAACAGGCAAAGCTGACATAAAAGCGGATTCCTTCTAATGCATTTACGCTGTTCAAGCATAACCACAATTTCTTTTTAAGGTCGTACATGTTGACAACAACTGTTTCACCGTTGACTTGATGTACACCTGCACCCAATAACTTGTACCAACCTACAGTTTCAATCAAGTCATCGTAGTACTTGCTGATGTCTACTGCACAATCAAGTATCTCTGGTATTTCTGTCAGCGCATCAAATACTTCGCTGGGGTTGGCATACACATTACGAATAATATGGGTGTAACTCCTACTGTGTATAGTTTCATTGAAGCTCCACGTTTGTATCCAAGTCTCTAATTCTGGTATAGTGGCAATGGGAAGAAAAGCAAGATTAGGACTACGACCTTGGACGCTGTCTAACAAGATTTGTCTTTTTAGATTGCTAGTAAAAATATGTTGCTCATGTTCAGTCAACTCTTTGAAGTCTTTGCTGTCACGACCAACATCAATTTCTTCAGGACGCCAAAAGAATCCCAACTGCTTGTCAGTTAGTTTATCAAACTGTCTATACTTCAACACATCATATCGCTGTATTGGCGCTGCACCTGAGTCATCCAAGAATGCCAGTGCTTGGGTATGGTTTTTTTTATTATTAATATTAAATACGCTCATTGTTTCTCTCTTAAATTATACAACTGTCACAGTCTTCTTGGCTTTGTGCTGCATCATCTTCTAATTTGATGTCAGCGTTCATTTTGTCTACATTGATTTCACCTTGACCGTCAAAGGTATTAAAGTAGTAGAGTTGTTTCAATCCATACTTGTAACACATGATCAGATGCTGTAGCATTTCGCTCATGGGAATCTTTTCGTCTGCATAGTGTTGTGGATTGTAGGAAGTATTTACGCTGATACCTTGATCAATGTATTTTTGTAGCACCGCACACAGCTTCAAATAACCCTCGGGCGATGTTTGGTCCCAAAGCAGCTCATATCGGTTCTTTAATCGACGATATTCAGGCACAACTTGCTTTAATTGACCATGCTTTGAGCCTTTGATACTAACGTAGCTTCGCGGTGGCTCTATGCCATTGGTAGCATTACTAATCTGTGCGCTGGTTTCTGCAGGCATTAGTGCCATCAACGTGGCATTGCGTTGACCAGTTCGTTGTACTTGTTCGCGCAAGGAGTTCCACGGCATACGTTCTTGATGTGCAACTAGTTCATCTACATCTGCTTTACGTGTGTCGATTGGTAAAACACCTTTTGCGGATTTTAAATCTTTCCATCTGGTGCAAGCACCTTGTTCTTCTGCAAGGTCTGCAGAAGCCTTGAGCAGGTAATAACTCCAAGCCTCTGCATACTCGTCTACTAAAGGTAATGCACGTGGATCACTGTAACCAACATCATTTTTAGCTAGGAAATAGGCAAAGTTAATAATACCAATTCCCAGTGGTCTGAACTCCTCGGTAGCCAGCCGAGCAGCCAGGATTGGATAGTTTTGATAACTTAGTAATGCATCCAGTCCTCGTACTGCCAAACGACACATCTTTTCGAAGTCATGTGGGCTTTTTACATTGCCCCAATTGATCGCTGATAACGTACACAGGGCGATCCTACCATCCTCGTCATTGACATCTTTCAATGGTACGGTTGGCAAATCTATTTCAGCGCAAAGATTACTCATTTTAACCGGGGCCACAGCTTCATCAAACGGACTGTGAGTGTTGGCATGATCTACATTCTGCAAATATATTCGTCCGGTATCCTTGCGTTCCTGCATGAATCTACTAAACAAATCTGCTGCTTTAAAAGTTTTCTTTCTTAACTTGGTGTTACGTTCTGCTCGCTCATACAACTCTTTAAAACGTTCTTGATTGTTAAAAAATGCCTCAAACATCTCGGGTACATCGTGGGGACTAAAACAAGTGATATCGCCACCTGTTATCAGTCTTTCATACATTAATTTGTTAAATTGCACCCCATAATCCATGTGACGCACACGATTGTCTTCTGTGCCTTTGTTGTTCTTTAATACAATCAAGTCCTCAATCTCTAGGTGCCAAACAGGGTAGTACAAAGTAGCGGCGCCATTGCGTACACCTCCTTGACTACAACTTCTTGTGGCACTTTGGAACAACTTGTAAAATGGTATAACCCCAGTGTGGTAAGCATCTCCGTTTCTGATGGGGCTACCAAGGGCGCGGATTCTACCTGCACCAATTCCAATTCCGGCTTTTTGACTAACGTATTTGACGATGCTTGCAGTAGTAGCGTTAATACTATCCAGGCTATCGTCAGTTTCAATGAGTACACAACTACTGAATTGTTTTTGTGGAGTCCTAACCCCAGCCATAACAGGAGTAGGCAAGCTAATATCGTGTAAGCTGATACCGTCATAATAATCTTTTACCCAGTGTAGTCTTGTTTCTCGAGGATAGTCTTGAAATAATGTTGCCGCAATTAGCATGTAGGCCACTTGTGGAGTTTCAAATATTTCGCCGGTGACGCGATTCTGTACCAGATACTTGCCACGCCATTGCTCCATGGCAACATAGGTAAAATGCTCATCGCGATCATGTTTAATATAGCTGTTAAGAGTTGTCCATTCACTCTCGTTGTAGGCGGCGAGAAGGCCTGCATCATAAAAACCAGACTCCACGTTTTTGTGAACTAGATCAATTAATATCCAGGGTTCATAGTTGTTGTAGACTTGTTTACGCAAGTGATAATTGATCAAACGACCAGCTACGTATTGATAATTTGGTGTTTCTTCGCTGATTAAGTCAGCAGCTGATTTAATTAGGGTTTCTTGTATATCTGCGGTTTTAATACCGTTGTAGAATTGTATATGGCTTTTAATTTCTACTTCACTTGCGCTTACTCCTGTAATACCCTCTGTGGCCCACATTACCACTCGGTGCATTTTTTCTATGTCTAGAAATTCTTTATTTCCATCTCTTTTAGTAACTTGAATTTGTGTCATCTATGCCTCTAGTATTGTTCTAATCTTAAGTCTGCTGCCGTATAGCAGTATTTCAATTTCATTCGTTGATCAATTTGTTGTTTATTTACGACCTCTTCTTCTATCAAATTAAGAACATATTTCCCTTGAGCAAAATAGGCTACATGATAATGATAGTTTCGAACTGGGTCGTAATATACATGTATTTCTGGATCCAGCTGTGCGCTGTGGTCACTAAGATGTAAAGTATACACTATTCCTAACGCTTTAGCAAGATCGCAGTAGTAATTTTCCTGAATTAATTCCCAGGGATTTGGCCAAGTTTCGGGATGCTCAACGTCAAGGTAAAAAGGTATAAATGGACAGGACTGCCACAGTGAGTTTGTGGCTCCCAGTGCTTCGGACAAAGATAGGTTGGTGAGTTGAGATCGAAAAGTCTTCCAGTGGCCCAGTCGACCACCGGTAGATAACTTGAACATGTAGTTTATATAAATTGAGTAATGTTAAATTTAAATGTACCAGTTCCTGAATCCAATGAACAAGTCAAACTGTTTGCATTTGCATACAGATTGGCCTTGATACTAATGGTTGATTCAGAGTATGTGTCAGTGAAAAAATTATTTGTTCCGTCTGTTGAAAACGTCAAGGATCCAAATCTTTTTGCTGAACTGTTACTAATTTCGTAGTTTAGTTTACCGGCCGTGTTTGCAAAAAATATTGCTAGTACCGGAGCACCTGTACCAAGACTTGAACTACGTGCAGTTCCTATTAGTAAGTTTGCTAGATAGAGGCCGCTGTTGTTAGCAGATCCAGTAGAAAATACTTCGCCAACACTTGTAAATTGAGTTGCAGATTGCCTACTAGATATATCAGTTACTGCACCATAATAATTATTAATTGATGAAACGCTGTCAATAGCGTTCATGACAATAGCAGTATTTGCTAAATTGTCGTATGTACTGTTTAGTACGTTGATAGATCTTGTACCAGTACCTAAATTCACAATGCCATTGCCGCCGCCCACGATATGACATCCATCAAGAGTAATTGATGTGGTAGACGAGAAAGTACTGCGAATATGCACAAGATTAGGATAAAACCCATTGGATGCATTTGACGAGAACATTGAGTTTGTAATTCTCACATTTGATGCGCTGTCAATATTGATAATTGGTTGCTGAATACTGGCGCTTTGATTTAGGAACTTAATACCGTTGATTTCAATGCTTTGGGGTAAAATTGCAGTACCCGCACCAATTAACGAACCAGAATTGAATGATGAATCACAAAGATTAGCAACAGCCAAATTACCAAACTTCATTTTAATAATTGTGCTGTCAATCCCGTCACCAACCAATCTTGCATAAGGTGGTATCTGTATGGTGTTAGATGTTAGGTATGTGCCGCCAGGAATATAAATTGTGCGGCGAGTTCGAGGATCTGTTTCGTTACTACTGGTACGATAAATTTGTGTAATTGCACGATTGAGTGCAGCATAATCATCGTCGATACCGTTGCCCAAGGCACCAAAGTCGCGAACGTTTACAAAATCATCAAATTTCTGTTGGAAACTACGCACAGTGGGATTCAATAAACTACTACCGGTTAATACCGTATATCCTGTCACGTTACCAACAAAAGTATAGGTACCCAATAAAGCAGTAAGATCCGAATACTGAGTTAAAATTTCAGTAATTCCCAGAGTAGGTGCCCCTTCATCAAGGGTACCATTTCCAATGTATAATTTTCTAGTGTCTAAACTCCAGCCAAGTTCAGCCGAGGAAAGTTGTGGGAGATCTTGCTCCAGTCCTCGGCGATGTTGAATTCTGCTTATCTGCGTAACGGCCATGCTAAATCCTCATGTATTCTATATTTAGCCTGTCAGATAGTATAGTTCAACTCTACGCATCCACTGATCTTGCCAGTAGTCAAAGTCTTTGGGCTCTAGAACAAATTCTTGATACACTGGGTCATCATGTTCTGTTGCGGGTTTTACGCACATTAAAATAACACCCGTTTTAATCGCTGTTCCATGTGTTTCATTGTGCGCTGCTGCATAGGCTGCTAGCTGTATAAAGTAATCGTCGATCCACTCGCGCTTTTTGACCTTGTTGCTTTGTTTGAAGTCCATGATAGCAGGTTTGCCTTTCCATGTACCCACAAGATCCGTAGTGCCTGCATATAACCCGCTATAATAAAGAGGTACTTCTGCGCCCCAAAATTCATCAGCATGGCATAGTCCTTTGAGAATCACCTCTGCAGCCATGAACCACGAAGGCTGTGCAAATGGATTAGTAGGGAATTCACCTATGTCGTCCTGTTTAACATAGCGTTCAAGATAGGTATGCATTCTTGTGCCGCGATTGGCTGCTTCTGTAGTAATCTGCTGAGCACGTTGTTCGCCCACAGCCTTGCGCCAATTTTGCAATGCTTGTCTAGCTTCTTCGGGCTTGGTCTTTTCTAATATAGTAGTAACACTAGGAACTCGTGTGCCGTCTGGCAGGGCATAATGGCGCTTGCCCTCTATGCTTTCTCTTGCTAGAGGGGTATAGTCATATCGTGATATAATCATTTAAACTCGAAAACTTTCTCCGCAACCACAACGATCGCGTTCATTGGGGTTGACGAACTCAAAACCTTCATTGAGCCCTTGGCGCTTGTAATCCATTATGAGTCCATCTACATAAGGTAAATCTTTACCATTTACATAAATTTTAACACCATTGCTATCATAAGTCATCCAGTCACGAGTTATTGGTGGTGTATCTACATACTCTAATTTATAAGCAAGACCGCTGCATCCAGTTGTACGCACTCCAATCGTAATGCCAACACCCTGGCCTCTTTTTTCAAAATTAGTCAAGACTTTTTTTGCTGCAAGTTCAGTTAGTGTAATCATAATTAAACGTATCCTTCAATTTTTTCAATTTTGCTCACATAGTGTCCGTTGTTATTGAGTTTTAACATGTTTTTAATAAAAACCGTAGGAGAAATATTGCTATGAGTTGCAATTAACCGTAAAATAAACAAACTTGTGCTCCAAGTTGATGCAGTACTGATAAAATGACAAGCACTAATATCTCTTGGTTTCATATCTATGTCAATTGAAAAATAAAACTTGTTGTGCATATACCAGTTATTGTATAAATTGTTTTCAAGTGCCTGATAATTTTTTGAAGATAAAAAGTCATCAACTACTCCTTCAGAATCAAATACGTCAGATGTCTGAGATTTAAAATTTGCCAAAGTGGTATAAAAATGCGTCAGGATTGTCATTTTAACAAAGTCTTGCTGAGTGAAACTTACGCACGATTGTGGAAAAGTTCCCCTAAAGACATGACCTTCATGATATCGTTCGCTTGTACTATAGGTGAATTTAAATTTTTCTTGGTAGTCTTTGTCTCGTGCCGCCGGACTAGCAGGCAATAACTCACTGATAAACGGTTGTAATAGCAGATTGTTTTTAGAAATTTCAGCCAATGTGGCTCTCCAAGTTTCAGGGGTTTGCCCTGGTAGCCCTTGTATTAGCTGTATTTTAGAATTTCTATGTGGGTATGTTTTTTTTAATTCTTTAATTATTTTTAAATGTTCGTCCCATCCCACGTCGGGCCTGTTAATATTTTCAAGTACCATGGGATTTATGTCTTGCACTGATATAGTAAATCCTGCATAGCTAGAAACTAAATCTGCTCGAGCCATAATATGATAAATTTTTAAATTATTTTCTTTTCTTAATTTACTAAAATTTCCGTCAATTTGAAATCCGTGACGATCATTGATATTTTTATTTCCTAAATATTCAATCATATCAATATCTTCTTGATATTGTCCAACATTTGCGTCTGACAGATATAAGTTTTTTATTTTTATTTTTTGAAATAAATCAATTTCATCTTGGTAACTACCTTTTCGTCTAGACACCTTGTTAGTCAATCCGCTATTCCAATCACAAAAAGTGCAACTGTAAGGACATCCCCTGGTTAATTCGTACGGTATAATAACACTGACATTATGGTCTTGCTCTGCTTTGACCATTTCTGAAAAAATTTGTTCGTTGTGTAAAAATGGACTAATCTTAGATTGAGAAACATATTTAAATTCTGCAACAACTGTTTTATTTTTAATTTTATCAAACCAAGCAATGTTTGAGGCATTGAATGCTATTAATTGTTTTTTAGTAATAAGACTTGTTATTAAATCAGAAAATGCCTGTTCACCTGCACCGTACATGGCATAATCAATAAACGGATATTTGATAAAAAAATCTGGGTCAATGTTAACATCAATACTTGGGCCACCAGCAACAATTTTAATATCTTTAGAAATATGCTGTTTAACACGATTCAACTGCTCCATCATGCCGGTATGATTCCATATGTAATGACTACTGCATATTAAATCCGGTTTTTTTTCGTTGCAATATTTGATAAATTTCTCGTCAGACATTCGACGCTGAATTGGTAACATCCATTCAATTTGATTTGCTATGTCGGGGTTATTAATATCAATGTATGTTTTTAAATATAGAGAAGCTATCCCTAAAAACAAAATCTCATTATCCCTGTCCTGATCGGGCACTAGAGCATCATTACCATAGTAAAAAAGAACTTTAAGCATGTTTCTTTCGATAATCTTCTATTGCGGCTTTGATAGCATCTTCTGCTAGAATTGAACAATGTATCTTGACAGGAGGTAATGCTAGTTCTTCGGCAATTTGAGAATTTTTAAGGTTAACAGCATCATCAATATGCATACCCTTGACCCACTCTGTAACCAGCGACGAACTGGCGATTGCTGAACCGCATCCATATGTCTTGAAACGAGCGTCTCTAATAATACCATCTTCATCTACCTTTATTTGTAATTTCATCACATCACCACATGCAGGTGCTCCTACCATGCCGGTGCCAATTGAGTCATCTATTTCAAATTTTCCAACGTTCCGGGGATTTTCGTAATGGTCAACGACTTGCGGACTATAAGCCATATGCTAAGCCTCCTTAAATGTATTTAATAGTATTGTACTTGAATTAACTGCGTTTTGCAAGAGCCGATTTGGCCATAGAATCCACTGTGCGTTCTGGTGGCGTTCTTGGTGCATTGGTATCGCCGATTGCTGCTTCTTCATCGTCGTCGGCAAATGGTGCAAGATAAACATACTTTACACCAGTAGCATCATCTTTGATATCTTTAATGAACTCTTTGAGAGTTTCGTTGTTCGACATTGCTTGATCTAGTGCATCTAGATTAAATTGCGGATGCTCACGCTGTACCAAATTGATCAATGAATCGGCACGAACTCTTGGCACCGCATGAGTGTCATGGGCACGATTTCGCATTGCTGTGAGTATGCCCATCAAATCAACAATAGCTGGATCAGCGGCTGCGTCTTCCAGCATATCATCAATATGATCTTCGGTAATTACCTCGCGAATACGCATTAGCGACGCTCTCTACCAAGTTCGTTTGGTCCAGCTGCGGCATCAGTTGCTGCAAAGCTGTCAGCATCCATGTTGCTGCCGTCACCCATGCCAGTTGGTGGCAAATTGGTGCCTGGCATTGGAGGAGGAGTTCCTGGTGCGCCCATGGCCATTGGCTGTGCCACTTGTTCGCCGGCCAATACACGAGCTGCGTCATCAGCTGTACTACGGGCTGATCCCAGTTGTTGTACCATGTTGCCCAACAGCGGCTCAACTGCTGCTTTGAATGCATCAGCCTGTTCCATGCCAATTTGGTCACGGATAGTGTCTAGTAGTGCAGGCATTTGCTCGTTTTGCATTTTGCTAACTTCTTCTAGCATGTCCTGAACGCTGTCAACCATGTCCTTGGCAGCAAGAATGGCTTGGCTTTTGCCCATTTCGCTTTCCATAATAAGCTGTTGCTTGTTCTCCACCATCCAGCGATGCAAGCCCTCACGTACCATTAAAAGTTCCATGTACTTGGGATTCTTTTCTGCTACGTGAACGCCATGACTGCGTTTGATTTGGTCTAGGCTTTCTGTTAAACCACGAGCTAGAACATAAGCACGTTTAAAGTCAAGATTGGCATAATTGATCTTGACACCAAAACGACTTTCCATTACTTTGTTAATTTTTTTTGCTGTGGGTTTGATACCCATTTCCATTAGTCTCATAGCGGTTATTCCTAAAGTTTAAGTATTTAGCCGAAATTAAAGTTTTTTTCAAAATATCAATTAATTCACGACGTTGCATCTTGGCGTGTATACATCTATTTAATACAATATCGTATTTAAGCATGTCTTTGCGTTTGCTAGATGCTTTTAATGTCCATTCATAGTGCTTTATATCTAATTCTAAACGTCCCACTTTGTAATCTAACTCTAATAGATGATTTGCTTGAGTATATTGTCTTTTTGTAGCATACATACAGTATAAAATTGCTGTTGTTCGATCAACAAAATCATGTATGTGTTTGTTATCAAATTGCGTAACTGACCAACATTGTTGATGTACTCCGTTGAGCTGATATGGGCCAATAAAAAACCTGTAGTCACCAACTGGAATAACTACAGGTTCTGTTCTATACTTTGCTAGTTCTTGCTGTGTCCAAAATTTTAAATATCTTAGTCCTAAATCTGTGAACAAATCTCTGGCTAAATCTAGCTCAGATTTTCTTTTTATAGTAGATGCGCCCTTCGTCATTTTTTCTGTACAGTACGTCTTTGTTTACCAATTGATTTGCTAATATTATTTCCCTAGGGCTTAGATCGTTTTTTTGCAATTCTGCAGATTCGTAAAATTTGCCCAAGATGTCTGACTCTTCGTTAGTTATTGGCAATCTAACTTTATTTACTAGTTCTACTATCTTCATATTTTATTTTAAAACAAACTGTATCAAGACTGTGATAAAACCTGTCATCAATGCCACACCAAATGCTGTGCCAATAGATATAAGTGTCTTGTTTGCAGAATTTTCTCCGCCCGTGGCTGTTTCGGAGAGCTTAGTGCGTATCACTATAATATGCTCTTCCATTTTGCCCATACGTTCTTCAAGGCCGTCTAGTTTGTTTTCCAACATACGATACCTCTCGGCACATAAATCCACGTGTGCTCCAAGGTTAGTTCTTTCACTCTGTGCCATATTATATCCATTCTTTTAATAAAAGAGGGTTCTGTGTGTTTGTTTAAATGTGCCATAAGAGTGTTGTGTGCCCAGTGAGCCGATAAATTAAATAGTATTTAAGTTAATTGAGCCTTCGATAAAGTATATGTTTTTAATTGCTCCGTATGGATAAAATATTGGCAGTATAAACTTTGCAGTTTCTTCAAGTCCACAAACAACAGGTACTTGTGCAAAGTCTTTGTCTAGCCCGCCCACTGGGTCATTGTTAGCTAAAAACACATCTTCATAATCAACACCAAATGTAAATATCCATACTTGTTGCAGTCCGTGATACATTTCGCCAAACGCTGTGCTTTCATCTAGTTCATATGATCGACAAATAGGACCCTGTATCAATTGTGGTTGTGCCCTGAGTCCAATTACTTGCAATACTGTTTCCCAATTCCGTTGTTGATCTCGTTTGAGTTCGTCCCCGGGTCTGTGACGAGTAATGCCAGTGGCAGTAATATCAACCAATGTAACACCAGTAAAGAATTTCATACAAGTATTTATAGTCATTAAAAAAGGCAGAACAAGTCTGCCTTTGTTTAAGTCGTAGTGCTAATTAAGCAACTACAAAACTTGTACCTGCTGTTACAGTGGCGCTACCTAAGTTAACTGCACCTTTGGTAGATCCAATTGCTTGGATAGCCGTTTGCAATGCTGATGCTGCTGGTGCATTGACACCATCACAGATAAAGCTGATTGCACCCGATGTAGCATGTGCAAAGTAAGCCAATACCGGTGGCATCACTTGAAGGATTGCTTCAAACGCTTCATTTGCTGCATCATCTTCACCACTTAGGTCAAGACCTGCACTTACCAGATATAGTGCAACACTTTGACCAATTTCTTGGCTAAGAGTGCTAGCTGCGGCGACGCCGTTTAACACACCAGTACTGCCTGTATAGTTGTAGCCTGAGCTACGTGAAACTCCAATTGCCATTTTATTTCTCCTAAGTTATTTGCGTTACCGCATGTTAGTATTTATATCGTACATAAAAAAAGCAGACCAAAGTCTGCTTCTTTATTAGAACCAAGTTCTGATTAGCTGGCTGCTAGTTTGATACCAACGTTACGAACTTCCATAGTGGTTGTTGTAATTGGGCCGTTTGCACCAATGTTGCTTGCTAGGGTAGCACGTAATGCAACTTGCATTGCTAGAACACTTGTCCATGAACTGCGCTCTGTGACCACGCTCAATTGTGTGTTAGCAGCAGTTGCACCAATGTCAACTTGATATGCTAAAACTGTTGCATTAGCAGAAATTGCATTTAATAGTGTCTCAACTGCACCTGCTGTACCATTAGTACCGCGGCTTAGTTCAGCTGCTAGGTTACCAGCAACAACCTGAAGGTTGTATGCATTAACTGGACCAGAAACACCAGTGCTGATAATTGCTGCATTTGTTAAAATGCGACCATCACCAACGTTGTTTAACCCACCTGTGTCACCACTTACTTTAGTTACTCCGATTGCCATTTTATATCTCCTTAAGATTTTGCGTGTTATCGCATGTTAATATTTATACCTGATGCAAAAATTTGGATGATTTTGACTGTTTTTACTCACGCACCAGTCCGTGTTTATGGCATAGATCCGTAATTTCTTCCCAAGTTATTGCTTCTTCAGAACACACACTAAAACAAAATCTACGTTCTTTTGATGCATTTATTACTCTATGTGGATATGCAATATTAACTAATGTTGCATTAGACAAAGTTGCTCTAGCTAATAATTCTACGTTATGTTCATCAAAAACCACGTATTTAAATTCTTGCCAAACTGTTTCTTCGGGCAATATAGGATTTTTATTTTGATACCATTCCATTACTGTACGGCCTCCCCAAACCCAATTAATACCAAATGGACGATATTTGACTGGGTAAGTAGGATCACCATCTAGGTGTATTACCTGTTTTTCTAGTGCTGAAGAAGTAAACATGTTTATTTTCCAAGTGCAAGGAGTTAACCCCAGTTTAGAAAATAATTCAATTACAGTTAATGGAATTGTTTTGTTAGTAAATCCTAAAAACAATTGGTATTCTTCTTGTTCTCTGAGTAGTAGTAATTCGTCTATGTACTCAGATAGAATTTCATCTTTGATATCTGGAAGATTTAAAGGTAAGTAAAATTGATTTTTTTCCATTAGGGATTTTTTGCAAAATTTGCTGCGCTGAATACTTCTCGATCAACAATTTTAACCAGGCCAGTAGGAGTAGGAAACACAAAGCCTTCGCCAGCTGGCTGTCCGTTTACA